ATCAGGTTTGCCCGTATCGTCAAAATGAATCGGTATAAATTTATTTGCAGATACAAACTCTGATTTTCCGTTTCCCAGTGGCTTTAGAATAAATGAACCAAGTCCCAGTCCATCCTGCATATTCTCATTCAAATCAAGCAGAGCCTTTTGATAGTATGTATCTAACTTATCATTACTCAGATTACTCTCCATTTCTGTCAGAACCACATCTGCAAACTCACGGCATATTCCCTGTTCAATCTTAAGTGACTTTACATATTTGCTAACCCAATCAGCCTTCCCATTGAGCATATTTTTCCAATCATTAATTGCATCTATCATATCCTGTGACAAGGTCACATCTCTTCCGATAATTCTTTTGATTTCCGTATACCCAAACATTTTTCTCACCGCCTTCCATAGCCTACTCATCCACATTCTGTATCAACTCCTTCATGTCGCGCTCTATCGTATATTCAAACGCATCCAAACTGTCAATGTCTGTACTGCCGTCATCTAACCTCTCATCTTTCTCTTTTACCTCTTTATTCCAAACCGCATCGGAAAGTGCCGTTTCCAAACTCTCACAATCATCCGTAATAAAAAAACGCCCTGCTCCCATGAGCCTGACGGTACATCTGATTCTATCATTGATTGTTTTCTTTTTCGCTTTACGAACGGATACCCACGGATATTTCTTCTCCACTGCATTTCGTATGGAATTTCCTAAAACCGTTTCTGCATTATCATAATAAACGCTTTCTACATTGCAGTATTCCACATAATCTCCCCGCTGGACAATGACCGCATACTTATCAATCACTTCCTGCACAAACTCACAGAACAAACGGTCAAGCGTATTACTGTCAATATCATCGTTTTCATCTTTTGCCATAATTCTCTTCGATTTCAGAGCGATTACCTCTCTGTAATCATCTGTATAACCTCGCGCCACGAAAGAATGCCCGGATTGATTCCCACCAAAGTCTAATCCGATTTCTATTGACACAATATCATCTTTCCTGAACTGCTTTATATCCGTTTCCATTGTCAATTCGTCAACTACTTCACACCGGAACTTGTCAGGATTATCGGCAAATCTTTTATAAATTGCACCTTCCGCTCTCTTCCAAAGTCCGAGTATTAAGCGGTCATAATAGATTGTCCCCTCGTACTCTTTACAAAGTTGTTGAACAAATTCTTCCGGAAGAAATGGGTTATCAAAAATTGTATATCTCTGCAGATAAATATCCAACTCATCGTTATCCAGAAACTCTTTCAGCCAATGTGTAGGGTGCTCCGGGTTACAACTTCCATCAAAGCAACTGTATGGTTTATCAAGACGGGATTTAAGCATCTGGAACACTTCTTTGTTCCACTTTGCTACCTCATCGCCATAACAATACTTGATTGATGCACCCTGTATCTTTGCCACCTGACTGATTTTTTCAGCACCTAGACAATATACATCTTCCCCACAGATGCGTGCCACATTTCGATTGTTAATATTCCCGATTAATTTGTCGGTATATATCTCCCTCATCGGCTGCAGGACGTTTCGTTCAATAGATTCTTTTGATACCCCAAGAATTACATTCAGTCCCGGCTTGCCTGCCCTTTCACGAATACGAAAAGGAATAACAAATGCAGTGTCCACATAGGACTTCCCGGAACGAACCGCCCCTGATTTAACGTTCCACCTATGTGTCGCATTTACGATATACTCATTCTGTTTCCTGCTTAACTGCATTCTCGTGCAACTCCTTCAAAATACTGTCTAATTTATCTAAAGCCTCGTCTGTTTCATTCTCACCTGTAACAGCCTGTTTTCTAGCCTGCTTTAATTCTGTATCTGCATCGCGGTTTCGTCTGTTCTCTTCCGGCTCCGGAGATTGCCCTGAATACTTTGCTACAAATGTAGCTGCCTTTGTATCACCGGCCATTGCCTCTTTGATTTGTGCCATTAAAATAGCCGATTCCAAAGTACACGCTACACCAAGCGACTCTAAAATCGGCTTATATTCTTCATTATCTATTTCAGCGGTAAGCAGCATATTCAACGTCTTCCTAAAGTCTGCTTTTCTTCGCCTTGCTTCTCCACTTGCTTTACCCGCTTTTATTGCAAGTTCCCGCCGTTCGTCCGCGGTTCGTTTGTCAAATCCGTAATCTTTTATGTTTTCATAATTGGCCACGTCACCACCTTCCTCTACTTAAATTTTTGCATGAGAAAAGACGCCCTGGTGGACGCCTTACATTTGTCTCATCTTCACATCAACTGCCTCTTTCTTGGCGCTAATTACATATAGTCTCTCAAATTCAAACATGAAAATTGTTTTTCATGCAAAAAAATAAGCCTCTCTACATAATCCATGTATTCTCGTACCAAAATAGGGTCTATTACATTTTCATTTACATCCATTTCTTGTTTTATATTCTCCGATAACATCTCAACTCTATTTCGTATGCGCCTATGTTCTCTCATCAACGCTTGCGGAATTTTCCCCAATTCATTTGCATTATTGCTTTTCATTTTATCTAAAACATACAGAAAATATTCCTGCGGAAAAAGACGTTCAGGAGATTTCAACATCATTTGTTGAGTCCTCAATAACTCAAGCATTTCTTCCAAAATTGCATTTTGATGTTTCTCCTCAGTTTCTCTACTTACTGTTTCCTCATGGCTTTGATTTTCTATTGCTTTAAAGGCTTCATCCATTTTAGGCCAAAATGCAGAAAACATAGTTTCCAGTCTTACATCATCCAATCCGTTTTTTTCTAAACAACTATTCATAGATTTAAATAATTTAAAAATGTCATCCCGATCAACATTAGTCATCTGAAACTGTAAAATTGGACTTTTAGATATATCTGACGGTTTTAAATCAAATAAGAATGGACATACTCTTGACTTATCTATGGCCTTCGATAAAGCACCCGCTTCAAAATTAAGCCACTGTGATTCTAAATTTTCTTTTGTAACACATAATATTCCGAAAGATGCCTCTTCCAATTCCTTAGAAATATCCGTACTCCATCTTGCACCCTTATCTATATCTTCTGAAGAAAAATATGGCTCTATATCTTGAATAACGCAAGGAATCCATTTTTTCAAAACTTTTGCTACTTCAAAACTCGTTTTTCCTGACCAACTTATAAATACTTTCATCTTCTGTTTTCCCCCACATAAACTATAATCTTTATATTGCATACAATCACTCCTTTTAGTATACTACATTTTTACAACTTATCAAGAAATTTATTACACAAAAAACACCGCACATTTTTGCACGGTGTTTCTTTGGGAATATTATGTGGGAGGAACGTATTAGTAAAAGTTCTAATCGTTCTAGGATAATTATATCATATTATTTTGTTTAATTGGTTTAATCTTTCAAATATTGAGTGATTTTTTGAGATATTCGTCCTTTCGTATATCCAAGTTGTTCCGCCACCTCTCTCTGTTTCTTTCCTTCAAGGTATGTAAGTTCAAATATCTGCCGTGTTTCACTATCCGGTATACCTGCAATAAACTCTTCTATCTCAACGATAAGGTCATTTACCTGTTCTCTCCGTTGTTCCTTAATTCGTATCAGTTTCTTAATCGCATCGTTTTCCTTCGGCTCAGCCATTCGTACAGTTGTCCTAACCTGTGTATAGGGAAAATCATTGCTTGAACCTGTAACCTTCCCCATAACCTCCGGAACATTCTCCTGACGCTCATACAACTTGTCCAGTTTATCATCAAGCATCTGAAGTTCTTTCTTCAATGCTCCGTACTGTTTTAATTTTCCCTTGTCCATCACTAATCCCTCCCTTCAGATTGACGCCCCACTTCTCAAGGCAATCCCCTACGCTGTACGTAGGATACGCCTTCCGGTGAAACGCCTTGACTGCCTCTTTACTGGCTTGCTCCTCTTCCAGTTCGGCCATGTGGTTCTCCTGCTTAATCTTCTTTTCATGCCTGCTTATATGTTTCAAGTTGTCACCTCATTTCCAAAATCTTCTCTAGTACGTTCATGTTATCCCTCTTTTCTTGATATCCTGTTAAATTCCTCTCTAAATCTTTCAACAACCCACGATTTTTCATAGTCATGTTCATCTGCAAATTCTTGAATATCTTGCATCACATGTTCTGCAAGGCTTTTCATTTCCTTTACAGCTTGGTTATAAATTGCATCACCCATCACTCCACCTACCTATTCATGTTGGCTTTCAATAGTACCATTTCTTCCGTTACCTGTTTCAAGTCTTCTTTCCCGAGACCATATTTTAGAATTTCACATTTTTCTTCAGCGCAAGCACAGTGTTTTAAACAACAATAGTTTCCGTATTCTGTAGTTTCTACAAAATCACAATTTGGAATTTTCATCACTCCACCTCCAACAAATCTGCACTATCAAAAATGTTGCCGCAAACTTCTACGTCTATTTGTGATTTTAATAGTGTTCCTAAGTCCCATTTTTGGTTAATAAAAACTGAGAATGTACTTTTTACACATTTAGCCGAATAGTTCAAATGCTGTTCTGACCAATAAATACGGAAAATATCGCCAGTCTTATCCCTTACAATATCATTCTCCCAAATCCTCTTACCATTCTTGTCGGTAAGTCCTGTGAACTGGCAGAGGGTGTCGGGGTCAACCTCAATAAATTCATTAAATCCAAGTCCAAAACTGTTCCAGCAAATAATAAATTTCTTTTCTGTATAAGGTTCGCTAAAATATCCTCCTTCCACCCATTCACCATTATCTTTTCTCTTTGCTTTAAAAAGTATTTCTCTATTCATTTTTATCTTCCTTTTCTAAAATGTACTCTAAGTCATTACCTATGGGATTACACATAACTACTTTCCAACCGTCTTTCAACAATCTCCTTAAATCTTCGTATTTTCCTTCATCTCTCCAATATCCACTTGGTGTTGGTGCTGTTCTTACTGCTGTCTGCATTACTTTTTCATTCCTTTCTGCACATTCTTTAAATGCTCTACGATAGCACTTTCATTTGTTTCACAATCATGTAAATAATGATATGCTTGTTTTAGCAAATACAACTTTGTCCTTAACGAATCCGGATTCTCATCTGCATAGCGTTCTTTCCATTCCATCCATGTACGATATTCACAAATTACAATACTGCTGCCATCAGGTAGATTGTATCTGTAGTATGTTTCGTTCGCCTCCGGCACCGTGAACCATATCGGCCAGTCGTGGAACTCCTTTAAAAAGTCCTTTCTTTGGTCGTTATTTCTCAACATTGGAAAGTCCGGTCTTAATTCTTCTGCCCTTTTCTTCTGCTCCTCAATATTCTCATATTTGGCTAATTTCTCCATAGCCTGTCCAAGTTCGCTTTTATCCTTAATAACGGCTTTTCCACTGTGGTATTCTGTTAATCTCTCCATACCTCTTCCTCCACTAATTCAATATCTTAT